TGCTCAAAGATATGGAAGATGATAATGGATGAATCATTGACCGAAAAGGTCGTAATTGCTATAATGTTCATTGGGTTTGTGGTAATCATTTGCCTGCTGCCCGACCTGTATTAGCGAATTGAAAGCGGATCGGTTACATCAAACAATACGGAGAGAAATCATGGCAGAGAGAATTTACATTGTCCGCAACACCCACGGGGCACGCCTCGTCAAAGCCAACCTGCGCCAGCAGGCCCTGAGCCACGTCGCAAGCACCGAGTACACGGTCCGAGTGGCAACTCAGGACGACTTAGTCCAACAGCTCACCGCCGGAGCCAAGATCGAGCAGTACAAGGACCCGGAACAGCGAGAGTTGGTCGAAGAGAGCGAATCCCCCGGGAACTGATACCATACGCCTCATCATTACGGACGAGGACTAAGGTCATGCCAGAAACCGCCGCAAAGCCATCAAAACGAGCCACAGCAGCCCCAAAGCCCAAGGTGAAGGCCAAGGGTGCTGCAACCCCGCCGAAAGCCTCACAGGCCCCAAAGAAGACAGGCAAGTACACACCAGAGCTTGCACAGCAGATCTTCCATCGCATCAGCATGGGAGAGTCGTTACTGAAGATCTGCGGGGACGAGGGTATGCCAACGCGTCAGGCTGTTTACAACTGGGTTCATGGCGACGAAACCCTCGCTTTACAATTCGCACGCGCACGGGAGGAGGGTTGTGACGCCATGGCGGAAGAGGCGTTGCACATTTCTAACACTCCGCACTTTGGCCAGAAAAAGGTGTACAGCTCTGGCGAGGATGAGGACAGCGTGACGGTGACCGAAGAGGACATGCTTGGCCACCGCAAGCTCCAGATCGAGACGCGGCTCAAGCTGCTGGCCTGCTGGAACCCTAAAAAATACGGCACCAAGGTCCAGATGGGCGGTGACCCCGGCAACCCGATCCAGATCGAGGCTCAGGTGGAGGCCGACAACTTCCTTGCCGCCATCATCAAAAACGCGGAGCTTAAGCGGCAAGTCTCGGCAAATGAATGACATCGCGGCGATCGTCTCTGACCCGGAGGTCAAGAGGCACCTAGCGCTGGCCAGCCCCGAGTACCGTCTCGCGTGGGCTTGGCGCATGTCATGGTTCAGCATCCAGCATACCCATCAGATTCTCCCGCCGGGCGACTGGTGGTCAATCTGGCTGATGCTGGCCGGACGTGGAGCCGGGAAGACCCGCACGGCTGCAGAGCAGATCGCTTGGTGGGCCTACGAGCAGCCCGGCACCCGCTGGCTGGTGGCTGCACCTACCTCGGCTGACGTCCGGGGAACCTGCTTTGAGGGTGACTCCGGCCTGATGACCATCATTCCCAAGAGCTTGGTCGCCGACTACAACAAGACCGCGCACGAGCTGCGCCTGACCAATGGATCGTTAATTAAAGGTATTCCCGCGTCGGAACCAGAAAGGTTTCGAGGCCCCCAATTCCATGGGGGCTGGAGACGAGGTGCGATGAACTTGCGGCGTGGGACTATCTACAAGAGGCGTGGGACCAGATCCAGTTCGGGATGCGGCTGGGCAAGCGCACCCGGATGATCTGCACCACCACCCCCCGCCCCAAGGACCTGATCATCGAGCTGATGGGCCGCGAGGGTGACGACGTCGTGATGACCACCGCCTCAACCTACACCAATCTGGCCAACCTGAGCGAGAACTTCCGCAAGCAGATCCTGAGCTACGAGGGCACGACCCTCGGGCGGCAGGAGATCTACGCCGAGATCATTGACCCCGAGGAGGGTGGGATCGTCAAGCGCGACATGTTCAAGCTCTGGCCTGCCGGGCGGGCGTTCCCCAAGTTCGAGTACATCCTGCAGAGCTACGACGTGGCCACCTCAGAGAAGGCGCAGAACGACCCGACGGCTTGCATCACGTTCGGGGTCTTTAAGCCACAGGATTCCCCTATGAGCGTCATGGTCATTGACTGCTGGCAGGAGCGCATGATGTACCCCGACCTGCGCCCCAAGGTCATCGAGGAGTACGAGACCGTCTTCGGCGAGGGTAAGGACCGCAAGCGGGTTGACCTGCTGCTGATCGAGGACAAGAGTGCCGGGATCTCGCTGATCCAAGACCTCCAGCGGGCTCACCTGCCGGTACGCGCCTACAACCCGGGGCGGGCCGACAAGCTCCAGCGCCTGAACATCGTCTCCAACATCATCGCCCGTGGCCGGGTCTGGATCCCTGAGTCGGACCACCGGAAGGGCTACGTCAAGGACTGGGCAGAGGGGTTCGTCAGCCAGATCTGCTCGTTCCCCGAGACCACGCACGACGACCTCGTGGACGCCTGTACGCAGGCCCTGCGTTACCTGCGCGACGCCGGGTGGCTGGAGATTGACCCGCCGCCCAACGAGGACTGGGACGAGGACGACTTTGCCGACACTGGCCGGGTTCGGAGGGTGAACCCCTATGCAGTCTGATCAAGCTGTGGTACATTGGCGCTGTTGCGGTCGTGCGCAGCAGTTGAAAGCCGTTACTCATGCACTGGCCTCCGTTTGGGGGGCACGACCCAGTGCAGTAGTAACGGCTTTTTGCGTTCACGACGGCGACTCGGACACCATGCGGCACGTCGGTGGTGGAGTCTTAAACAACCCTGTGACACGAGCAAGCCACAGCAGGGGCGGTGGGCGAATTCCCAGAGCCGGGCGGTTGAAACAAGTCTGGGATAACGTAAGCGACGACTGGCTCCATACAGAGGATCGTCGAGGCGTAGAGCGAACTTTGGTCTTGACCACGGTAAGGCTACGCTTTGCTCAAACATTCACCACCAGAGGCCTTCATGCAGATCACTAGAGAGTGGTTAGATCTAATCAGTGATCTTGAGGGGTTGACCAATGGCCAACAGAAACTGCTCGACATCTGGTGCAAAGACGCCCCCTACGTTGACAAGCTGATCCCTGATCTGGTGGCGCACTTCCTTGAGCACTGCCGGGGGTACCGCGAGATGCCTCAGCACGTCAAAGACTTCAAAGGCTGGATATGACCCAAGAACCTCCCAAGATAGAAATGTGCGCCAACCGCTTTGAGCTGATCAGTCGTTGGGGACAACCTGTTGACAAAGTCTGGGCCCGGGACATGCTTGAACGCTGGCTCCAGCAGAGATTGGACTTGACAGACCCTAGCGTTTATGATGGCGGCATTCCCGCGAAAGGTCCTGAGCATGCAATTTCCTGAACTCGCCCCGATCAAGCCGATCAACCTGCCGGATCTGAAACCGATCGGGACTGATTCCAAGAAGCAGTCACTGCAGGAATGGCACGCGGCTGGTGGTGGAGTTCCGAAGCAGTACAAGGGCCGTGAGCATGTCTGGCACGCTAAGGTCAAGAAGTTCGCCGAGGGCGGTGAGGTCCACATGGGTGCTGGTGGCGTCATGAAGGGCTTGATTGGCAAGGCTGTTGATGCGGTGAAGGGAGCGCAAAAGGTGCTGCCTGCTGCCGAGCGTGAGGCCAACAAGGCCAAGTTCCTTGAGGGCAGCGCAGTTCCTCCAGTTGTTTACCACGCCACGAGCAAGAGCTTCCCTGAGTTTTCACCCAAAAAACTGGGAAAAAACACAAAGCACCCAACATCAAAACTAGGATTTTTCACGGCGGCAAACCCTGAAAGCACAGAGGACTTTGTTAAGTCACACTCTGGCATTTCAAAAGGGTTATATGAGTCTGGGGCCAACATCATGCCCCTTCACTTGTCAATAAAAAATCCCTTTGAAATTCCATCGTCGGACTTTGTGTTCCAGAGCATGGCGCTGCAAAACATGAAAAAGAAAGACGCAGACAAATACTTACAAGAGTTCATTGACTCAGTAAAATCTGAGGGTCACGATGGGCTGGTGATCAAAGCAAACCCAAGAGGTTTTGCAGGCGGCAATGAGTTCTCTTCAGACAACTACGTTGCATTTGAGCCAACGCAAATCAAGTCGGCCATCGGCAATCGCGGAACCTACGACACTAACGAGCCAGACCTGAACAAGGCTCGTGGCGGTGATGTCCATATGGCTGGCGGCGGTGACCCGCTCGACGAGTTCAGCCCCCCGCGCTACCGATCGGCTGGACGCAGGCCGGAGAGCCAACAAGACCGCCGGGCTGCCGCCAACATGCCCATGGACTTTGCCCGTGGCGTGGCCTCCGGCGTCCTTGGAGCCCCCGGCGACATTGAGTCCTTCATCCGCATGTTGCCCGGCTTCGATGAAAAGACCGTGCTTCCAACGTCTGAGGACATTGAGAAGCGCATCCCCTTGCGATCCGACACGCCTGCCGGGCGAGCGGCGTCCGGGCTGGGGACACTAGCGGGAGGCTTCTACATGGGCCCCGGAGCCCCCATACGGCTTGTTGGTGGCCTACCGCAGGCCGTGTACAAGGCAGGCAAGGACTTTGCCAAGGCTTCTGGTCAGCCTGCTGCCAACGTCGTCAAGCCAACGGGAGGGAACTTCCTGACCGGACGGACCGAGAAAGACCTTCAGCCCCTGAAGTCCCGAGCCCCGACGCACAGAGATGAGGCCCTGCTGATGGGCGGCAGGTATGCGCGAGAGGCAGACACGCCCGAAGGCATCAGAGCCATGGCTCAAACCGACGCCTTCAACAAGTGGGTTGACAGCAACCTGACCAACTACGTCAAGAAGCAGATGGGCACGCCGGATGACCCAGTGCGCAAGCTGGCCGAGGAAGGCATCACGCACAAGCCCGGGCTTGTAGATGAGTACCGACGCACTGAGGAGGCTTTAAAAAAGCAGCGCATGGAAGCAGGGTTCCCCGAGGGGGGCATGGGCCAATCCCCTACAGCCAAAGCTTGGGAGCGAGCGTCCGACGAGGCCATCGCGGCTCACCGTGCTGGTGACATTCAAGAAATGCCGGAGCGATATGCCAAATTTACTGAGGCCGAGGACAAGATGCGTGCCGCCAGAAACGAGCTGGACGAAAAGTTCAAACAACGTATTGCAGTTGCCGGGCTGAACGATAGAGAAATAAAGAATTTAATTCAAGGAACTCCGTTTACCGAAAAAGCAAAATTGGTTGGTGATACAGATTTTTTAAAAGCCAACGAGCAATATTACGCTTATCAGTCTCCAATGATGGACAACTACATTGGTCTTGGGCGTGATAACCCTTACATCAGCAAGCTTGCGCCCGAGACTCCGTTGTACGCGCCGTTCACTGGCGACCTTGGCTTCGACCACATCATGGACGTCCTGCGCGAAGACCTGACCGCCGGTCGCATCCGCCCGGAGCAGATGAACAAGATCAGCATGAGCGACGCCGTCCGGCGCACCTACCAGTACGACCAAGAGCTGGCCGCCAAGATGAACTCCAGCAGGGCTGCCGCCCGGGAAGGTCTGCCCACCTACAAAGAGTATCCTGAAGGTTACAGGTGGGTTGAGCTGAACAAGCCCGGATCGTTTGCCAACGAGTCCGAGGCCATGGGGCACTCAGTCAGGGGCTACGAGCCTCCCAAGGGCCATCCTGACTGGACGGAGGCCTCCGGTGACAGAGGCAGCTCCAGCTACGGCCACGGTGGCTGGGAGGCCATCAAGAGCGGCAACGCCAAGGTGTACTCGCTGGTTGATTCCAAGGGTGCGCCTCATGCAACGGTTGAGGTTGGCGCTAATCGTAATCAATTGCGCAAAAAAGATTTGTTGCCTTACAAAGAAGCGGCTCTTGAAGAAGCTAAAAAATTGCCCAACGGATACACAAGCTACGATTTAAATGACATTGAAATACGCATGGCAAGAGAGAACATGCCTGCGTTTATTAGCCAAATCAAAGGCAAAGGCAACCGCGCGCCCAACGAGGAGTACCTGCCCTACGTTCAAGACTTTGTGAGGAGCGGCAAGTGGTCTGACGTCAATGACCTGCAAAATACTGGTCTCATTAAGCACCCAGACACGGGCGAGTTGGTTACTAGCGCATCTAGACGCCAAGAGATGTTAGATGAGATTGCGCGTGAAGCCCAACCCCCTGAAGGCATGGCCAAGGGTGGTGTAGTCCACATGCAAAAAGGTGGCAAGTCCGGTGCCCTTGTAAGCATTGCCGAGGCGGTGGCCGCAGCCAGCAAGAAGGCCGACGAGATTCTTGATGCCCAAAAAGCTGTTAGCCAAAAAGGCGCGTTAAGCAAAGTTCGTAACGAAAGCAAGGCGGCAGATGAGGCAATGGAGGCCAAGCGATTGGCTTTGGAAGCGGCAAACCCTCCTATCAAAGCGTCGGAAGCTTACGGTCAACATGAAGGGGCGTACCTCAAGCCAATTTTTTATGACCGGATGAAAGTTGATCTGTCCAAGCGCAAGTTTGGCGGACCCGGTTTTTCTGGCATTCAGTTGGTCGACCCCAACTACGCAAACGCGGCGGCAGGCGTGACTGACAAGAAGATGGCAACGCGCATCCTAAACCGCAACGAGGCACTAGTCCCCAAGGGTGCCAAGGTTATCTGGACACCATCGGTCGGCGGCCTTGAACAGCACAAATCCAACTCAACCATGTTTGGTGAGTTTGCTGAAATTTTTGCCAACCAGCGAAAGAATATGTCTGCCGAGGAAATACAAAAATTAAGCGATAAAGCCAGCAGTACGGTGGACAACAAAGGGCGTCTTATTTTTCCCAACGGCATTGATTTGGCTTCGCGCAACTTCCGCCAAAAAGTTGTGACTTATCCTCAACGATCTTTGATGGCTGACATCTTTGCTGGTCGTAATGTAGGTGGCGAGAAAGGCCGCACGGTCCCTGTAGAGGAATTGCTTGAGAAAAACCTTGACCCCAATATGGCAGGCGCTGGCACGCTTGACTTGGGCAACAGGCTGTTCAGACTAGAGGGCAATGTGATGGACCGCCCAGATCTGCACAGCGATTACCGAAAAATTCTGACTGGCGAAGATCTCAACGTAAATTATTTGCCCGTGCCCATTAGGAATGTGTACGGCGATTGGGAAGCGCAGAAAAAATTAGATTTACTGGCGCAGGGTAAAGACCGTGATGTCACGCAAATGGACTACACCAAGAACGATCCCACGGTGCAGTTGACTGACAAATTACTAACGGAACTGCAAAAAAGAGGATACAAAGAGGGCGGAGCGGTAGAGAAGCGCTTTGATGGCGGCGGCATGGCGGCGGCAGAATTTGCCGGGCCGGGGGATGACGGCGGCAGCCTTGACAAGGCCAAGATAATGTCCAAGCTTCTTGCCGACATGGCCAAGGAGCAAGGAAGCAAAGAAGCGGACAGCCTAAGCAAGCCACGCGCAGCCACAGATCTGCTTAACCGTGGCGTAATAGCCAACAACCCCTTGAGCGCAATCGTTGACATGGTCAACATGGGTTTGATCCCGCTTGATATTTTGGGTTCCAAGTTGACGGGACGGGACATCAAGGTCTCCAGCGACAAACCGTTCCTTGGGTCCGAGCACGTCAAGGACCTGATGAACAAATACAACATCACGTCTGGCGAAGAGCGCCCCATGATGGAGACCGCCTTGAGCTTTGCCAGCCCCACAGGCATGATTAAAGGCGCTCAGAAGACCGCAGAATTGGCTAAGAAGGCACCAGAGGCACTTAGCAACGTAAGGGGTGGCTTAGAAACACTGTCTGCTGACGCACAGCGCCCATTCAGGTCAGCGACGTTGACGATGGAAGGAGTGGCCCCTGACTTGGGTCAAAAGGGCGGTGACAAGTTTAAAGACTTGGTGACCAAGCGCATGATCTCTGGCGAAGGGGCACCTGTTGGCATGGAGCGAATGGGCGGGCGCAAGACCAAGAAGACGACGGGCCAAGGCTTGTATGAGAACTTCGCGGGCCAACAAGAGACCAACCCTATGGTGGGTGTCACCATTCCACGCGCAGGCAACCTGTCTACCAACAAGCGATTGATTGCAGACATTGGCACCGCTGGTCGCGAGTTAGGTCAAGAGATGGTGGCGGCGCATAAATTCACACCGTTGATGTTTAAGAATCCAAAGGATGCGACGGCCATGATGATTGGAGGTTCAGAGCGTTTGACCAAGGATCAGATACAAAATATTGCCAAGGCGCTCCCCGGGATGATTGTCACGCACAGTCCAAAGAACAACTCTATGTTTGTCGCGCCCTTTGAGGGTGACGCCCTTGACTACAAGAAAGCGTCGCAAACGGCATCTGAAATTTTAGGCAAAGGTGCCAAGGTTCAGTTTGGCAAAGCAGACAGCAACAAAGACATCATGTTCCGTGGTGATTACGACAAGATGGGCGCAAGACCGTCTTCAGCCGAATCCACAGAGATGAGAAACCGCTTGAAGAAGGCGGAGGAGCGGATTGTTCGCGGGCCGTCCGTATCGCAATCTGGGCGTCAATCCCAGCCCTCCACTCTAACCAGTACCGTTCGTTGAGAGGCTTGACATGAGCCAAAGCGTCTTCTTTGTCGTCGTACTCTTCACTGACAAAAGTGCGCCCCTCGGCCAGACAGTCGAGAACGCGCCAGCCTGTACCCGTTGCAAAGGCAAAGTAGGGGTAGCGTTCGTGGATGGTGCGAGATCGATGCATAACCTAAGTGTAATACAGGATTGAACATATGGCTACCCAATTCCCAATAGACCCAGAGTTCAACCGCTTTGTTGGCGGCAACCCCGACCAAGACAATAAGGCCGGGGGCGAGGAGCAGGTCGTTGACATGCCAGAGATGGACGACGCCGAGTTAGAGGAGCTGCCCGACGGTAGCGTGGTGGTCACCATGGACACCAAGGGCCCCATGGAGGACGAGGACTTCTACCAAAACTTGTCCGACAGCGACCTGATCATGGACGTGGACCTTGACGGTCTGGCCCTGCGCTACATTGAGCTGGTTGAGAAGGACAAGGACGCTCGCAAACAGCGCGACAAGCAGTACGAAGAGGGCATCAAGCGCACCGGAATGGGCAACGACGCCCCCGGCGGGGCCAACTTCAACGGCGCGTCCAAGGTCGTCCACCCCGTGATGGCCGAGACCTGCATTGACTTTGCCTCCCGCGCCATTAAAGAGATGTTCCCGCCCGACGGCCCGACCAAAACCAAGATCTTGGGCGACGTCAACGAGGACAAAACCAAGATTGCCGAGCGCAAGCGCAACTTCATGAACTGGCAGCTCACCGAGCAGATTGAGGAGTTCCGCGACGAGCAGGAGCAGATGCTCACCCAGCTCCCGCTTGGCGGCTCCCAGTACCTGAAACTTTGGTACGACGAGAAGAAGCGCCGCCCATGCGCCCAGTTCCTGCCCATTGATAATGTACTTTTGCCTTACGCGGCAGGCAGCTTCTACACCGCCGAGCGGTTTACCGAGGTGGACGACATCTCCGACTGGGATTACAAGCGCCGCATCACCTCCGGCCTGTACCGCGAGACCACCCTGACCCGCGCCACCATGGACCCAGAGATGACCGGGTCGCAGAAGGCTACCAACAAGGTGGAGGGCAAGTCCCAAAACGACAACGAGGACGCCGTGCGCCGGGTGTACCACATCTACACATGGCTGGAGCTGGAAGACGACCCCATCACCAAGGGCGAGATGGCCCCGTACATCCTGATGATTGACGACCTGTCCAGCGAGGTCATCGGCCTGTACCGGAACTGGGAGGAGGGCGACGACACATTGACCAAATTGGACTGGGTGATCGAGTTCAAGTTCATCCCATGGCGCGGGGCATACGCCGTTGGCCTGCCGCAGCTCATTGGAGGGCTCTCAGCGGCCCTTACAGGCGCTTTGCGGGCTCTGTTGGACTCTGCCCACATCAACAACGCTGCGACGCTCCTGAAGCTCAAGGGCGGCAAGATCTCTGGCCAGTCCCAAGAGATCGAAGTCACGCAGGTTGTGGAGATTGAGGGTGCCCCGGGCGTGGACGACGTGCGCAAGATTGCCATGCCGATGCCGTTTAACCCTCCGTCGCCGGTGCTTTTCCAACTTTTGGGTTGGCTGACCAACGCCGCCAAGGGCGTGGTGACCACCGCCGAAGAAAAGATTGCCGATGTCAACTCCAACACCCCGGTCGGCACCACTCAGGCGCTGATTGAGCAGGGCGCAGCCGTTTTTAGCTCAATTCACGCCCGTTTGCACGAGTCTCAGGGCCGCGTGCTCAAGGTTTTGAGCCGAATCAACCGCTGGTACTTGGACGACATGCAGCGCGGCGAGGTTGTTGAGGATTTGGAGATCAAACGCGAGGATTTTGCCCGCGTGACCGACGTTATCCCGGTTTCCGACCCCCACATATTCTCTGAGACCCAGCGGATGGCCCAAACCCAAGCGGTGATGGCCGTCATGAAAGACAACCCGGAGATGTTCAACAAGAAGGTGGTGATCCAGCGCTTCTTGAAGCAGATCAAGGTGCCCGGCATCAATGAAATCATGGTTGACGTGCCCGCGCCGGTCAAAATGGACTCGGCCAACGAGAACGTGGCCATGGCAATCGGCCAAGCGGCCTACGCCTACCCCGAGCAGGACCACCTTGGCCACATTCAGTCCCATTTGGACTTTGCAAAGAGCCCAATCTTTGGCGGCAACCCCATCATTGCGCCTGCATTCCTGCCTAAATCGGTTGAGCAC